AGCTATCGCCTCCTCTCTGAAATCCGAATCAACATGCTGAAAGAATATCATCCCGCAGCTCTGATCAGTAGGACTTTCTCATTATATGGGAGAGCAATAATAAGTAACCCGATGTCTGGGTTGTTGGTTAATGAAACCGACCGGTTGGTTTGTTGCTTCCTTACCTGAATGATGTGTGGTTAGAAAATAACTAACCGCTCCGGCCGCCTGGTTGGTTATTAACATGTTGTCCGGGGTTTCCCCAGTCTAGCCGAAGGGATACTTCTTATTCGATATACACAATTTCTTATTCGACATAGACAAAATCACCCCACAGCGCTAATCTAAAAACATGGATGAGCTAACACTAACAGAACCAATGAACAGACAAGAGCTACGCGCTCTTGCAGAGATTGAAACCTACTGGCAGCGACATGGGAAATGGCCTAAGGTTATAACTACTCCAGACTTCGATCTGGAAGAATCGATGGAGAAGGAATCCTTTATCCGAGGACTTTTTAACAGAGGCATAACTCCACCCAAACAATCAGAGCTAAGTGATGAGTTCTCAGATGCACAACTCTCAGCGATCCTTCTAGTTGTAGACATCAATGATCGCAGAACCATCCCTGCTAAGCTTAAATCTATAGGAGTTAATTCTCAAACATGGCAAGGATGGATGAAGGATAGGAACTTTAAAGAATACTTGCATAACCTGAGTTCCAGAACCTTCGAGGATGCCCTACACTTAGCTCAGCAGGGCTTACTGAGCGCTGTTCAAAAAGGCGACGTTAATGCTATTAAGTACTGGAATGAATTAACGGGAAGAGCTGTTAGCCCTGAGATTCAGAATGCTAGAATCCTTGTTAATCGCTTAGCTCAGGTTATCCAAACCTACGTCAAGGACCCAGATCTCTTAATGGAGATCTCAAGAGGGTTTGAAAGAGTTATGCGAGGAGAATCCCCTGACCCTGTTGTTATGTTGCCTTCTATGTAGAGATAACCAGCGAGGGGCCGTAGGCCCCCTGTAGATGGAGGTTAGGTTCCGGATGTTCGCAATAATTGCATTGATTTGCTTCGTTCTAGCATTATTTGGGGTTGCTTTAGGAAGCATTAATCTAGTTACGTTAGGGTTCTGCTTTATAGCACTACATCTTATCTGGGGAATTCCGGTTACGCCTTGGGTTCGCCGATGACTGGCCCGCAAAATAATACCGTTGTTCCTGATGATCCTTTTGGAAGGATGAAGAAGGAAGCCGGCCGTCCAGGGTTAGAACCTAGAGAAGTTGCTAAGATACATGCTAATGATGATGTTGATTCTAATCAGCAAGCGCATCATCATACTATAGGAATAAAGCATGACCAATCCTCAGCGGGGGATCACGTTCACGATGGCTCCAGTTCTAGAAAGATAGGAGCTGGGATGGGATTAACAGTTGGAGGAGCTAAAGGAGGAAACGTTGCGTTAGCTAACTTGCTGACAATGTTAAAGCAGGTTATAGAATTTACTGACACGACGACATAACTATGCCTCCTAGGAAGAAAGCTGGAGAATCAGGCGAAAGCATATTCGATTTAGCTAGCACCTTAGTTGGGGCTATAGTTAGACCGAGCATCTTTCGTTATGTTCCGCATGATAAGCAGATACAATTTCATAGTGCGGATAGCAAAGGAAGGCTTTATATTGGAGGAAACAGATCTGGGAAGACAGTTGGAGGAATTACAGAGGATGTTTACAGACTTAGAGGAGATCACCCGCTCCAACGAGTTCCTACTGCGCCTGTACGGGGACGAATCGTTACAGTTTCCTACACTGAAGGAATCAAGTTAATTATCCTTCCTGAGCTTGCGAAATGGCTTCCTCCTTCAGACCTTATTAATGGAAGCTGGGAAGATAGTTACAACTCTAATGACCGAATGCTAACGCTGGCGAATGGATCAACATGCGAGCTTATGAGTTACGATCAGAAACTAGTCAAGTTTGCAGGGACTTCTAGACATTTCATTCACTTTGATGAGGAACCTCCTAAAGATATCTTTGATGAATGCAGAGTTAGACTTATGGATACAGGAGGCCGCTGGTACATAACGATGACCCCTGTAGAGGGAATGACGTGGATTTATGATGAGGTTTATCTGCCAGGGTTAGACTATGGCAGTAACATTACAGTTATCGTTATTGACACTGAAGAGAATCCTTATATCTCTACTGCTGAGATGGAGGATGCATTATCAGGACTTGATGATAACGAACGAAAAGCTAGGAAGGAAGGCAAGTTCGTTCAGCTTGGAGGACTAGCCTTCAAAGGATTTAATCTCGATAGACACGTTATATCTCCTCTGAGTGATGATTCATTAGATAAGATCATCACATGGACTAACTACGCCTCGCTTGATCATGGGCTTAATAATCCCACTGCTTGGCTTTATCATGCTGTTAGCCCGAGCGGAGCTATAGTCACCTACGATGAGATCTATGATAATGAACGTTCTGTAGATTCATTTGCTGAAGAGATTCATGTGAGGAATTCATGGAAACATCGCCGCGCTCCTGATATCTATGTGGGAGATCCTGCAATTGCTCAGCGATCTGCGATTTCTGCAACTAAGGATTCAATTCAGATAGCTTATATGAAGGCGGGAGTGCCTATCCTCTTGGGAGGAAACGATCAGAAGATAGGCATAGAGAAGATGAACCGCTACCTGGGACCTCCTGTAAAATGGGTTATAACAGCTAACTGTGTTAATCTAGTTCGACAGATGCAGAGACTGCGCTGGAAGAATTGGGAGACCCACAAGAAGCGGCATGAGAATAATCCTAGAGAAGAGTTACATAAGAAGGATGATCACGCTACAGACTCGGCTAGATACTTCTTCTCTATGATGAATGACTTATATGTTCCTGTAGGACAAGCTGGCACCCCTGTAGAAGAACTTAACAAGTCAGTGCTACAGGCGCTGTCACCTGCTACAATCCCTGTAGGTCGAGCAGGTTACTACGACGATAACCTTCAAAAAGAACACAATACTGAATGGGTGACGATTGATGAGCATCTTGGTGGAATCTGGTAGTCCATTAGATAGAATAGTTGTGGTGGACGCTCCTCCTAACGCTCCAGGACATTGTGCTATTTGTGGAACTACTTCTGGACCTATGGTCGATTTTGGCATGTTCATGGAATTCTATGGATATGTTTATTTCTGTGTAGATAATTGTATGGTTCAGTTAGCTAATGCTTTTGAATATCATTCTCCTAGACAGTGGAAAATGCTTATGTCCCAGGTTCAGGATCAACGAGATGAGTTAAATCAATTAAGGGATCAGAATGAGCAACTCAGAAATGCTGTGGATACTCTTACCCCCCTTGCTTCTCTTCATCTCATTGATAGCGTTCCTGAACTGGATATGGATAAGGTTCTTTCAGAAGAACCTAGAACAGAACTTAGCCACTCAGAGCCAGATCCAGAGCAGCTTGCTTTTGACTTTGGAGAAGGAGAAGAACGAAAAGACGGAACTCCTGAATCGAATGATGAGTCAGGACTTGCCGGCATTCTCGACTCTTCAAGGGATGACTCACTCGACGAATTCTTCAGGAATCTTTAGTCAAACTATAGCTAGAGATGATGAGACCGAAGCTGCTAGATTAGTTGCTCTGGGCGGCTTTGGACAAACCTTATTCGAGGAAGATGCTCAGAGTTTCCATGAAGACTTAGCAGGGTTAGGGTTATATGTCAACACCGACGATGAATGAGAATGCCTACAAACCTGCGACTGCGGGAATGACGGAGGCCCTTCCTGTAGGCAAAAGTCGTGCTGAGCAAAAGTTCCATGAAGAAGCTGTTACATGGGCTAAAGAACAGTACGTTAATATTAGAAATGCTCGCACAACTACTGAACGTCAGTGGTACCTAAACCTTGCTTTCTTTTTAGGAAAACAGAACGTTGCGTTGGTCAGACCTACTGTTGGGCCTATCACTACTACTAGGCTTTGGGTTCCTCCTGCTCCTTATTATAGGAGCCGTCCCGTTATTAACCGTATTCGTTCTACTATTCGTACTGAGCTTGCTCAATTAACAGGTAACCGTCCAAATGCTTCTGTAGTGCCAGCATCCTCTGAAGATAGAGATATGTACGCGGCTATGGCAGGAGAACAGATTTGGTACAATCTTTACACTGAGCAAAAGCTTAGGGCTAAGATTAGAACTAGTATGTGGTGGACCTTAATTTGTGGTACTGGATTTATGAAGTGCTACTGGGACTATGATAAAGGCCCTGTAGATGAAACTACACAACAACCTTTAGGTGACGTGTGCTTTATACCAGAAACTCCTTTCCATGTTCTAGTTCCAGACTTTAGAGAAATTTCTCTTGAAGGACAGCCTTGGCTTATTCACGCGCAAGCTAAGTCTCCTGAATTCATTAAGATGCACTATCCTGACGCTATGCCTAGCTCTACTAATGCATCTGAGATTCTAGAAGATTCATTCCTTAATTTAGCTGGAACTAAAACAGGGCAGAATCAAAAGAGCGTTCTAGTTTTAGAATGTTGGATTAAGCCTGGACAGCATCCGCAATTCCCAGATGGAGCATTCTATACTGTAGTAGGCGATAAGATTGTCCAAGGATATCAAGGACTACCATTCACCCATGGACAGTTCCCATTCGCTAAATTCGACCATATACCTGCTGGGAAGTTCTACAGCACTAGTCTGGTTGAAGACCTCATTCCCTTGCAGAAAGAATATAACCGCACCAGGGGTCAAATTATTGAGGCTAAAAATAGAATGGCCAAGCCTCAACTCGTTGCAGCCCGGGGCTCTGTCGATCCCAGTAAAATTACAACCGAGCCTGGACAAGTTATCGAATATATTCCTGGATTCCCAGAGCCAAAACCCATGGCTTTAACTCCTCTTCCTAGCTATGTTCTACAGGAATTGGAAAGAATTATCCAGGACTGGAATGATATAGCTGGACAGCATGAGGTTACACATGGTCAAGTCCCTCCTGGAGTTACCGCTGCTACAGCAATTAGCTATCTGCAAGAGCGAGATGAATCAAAACTCTCTCATACTTTTGATTCACTTGAAGAGGGCATCGAGCAAATTGCAAAGATGGCACTGTCCTATGTGCATGACTATTGGCAAACAGAACGAATTGTTCGAGTTACAGGGCCTGATGGATCATTTGATGCAATGGCATTTAAAGGATCAGACCTTGAAAATAATCTCGACATCAGGATTGAAGCGGGTTCTGCTCTACCTACTTCTAAAGCTGCAAAACAAGCCCTTATTATGGATCTCATGAAAATGGGCTTCATTGATCCTCAAAAGGGATTAGAAGTCATGGACATGGGTGGAATCAATAAGATCTATGAGCAGGTTCAAGTTGACCGTAGACAAGCAATGCGTGAGAACTTGAAGATGGGCCAAGTTACTGGCGATATCATGGAACAATATAATCAGCAAAATGCTATGATGATGCAACAAAATCCTGAGCAATTTGCTGGTCTTGTTCCTCCTATCATTGTTCCAGTCAACACTTGGGATAATCATAGAATGCATATAGAAGTGCATAATGATTATCGTAAGGGTCAAGCGTTTGAACAGCTTCCTGAAGAAACTAGAGCTTTATTTGAAGCTCATGTGCAACAACATATTGAAGCTATAGGACTAGAAACAATAACTATGGACCCGAGGTCCGCTGCGGGACTTCCTCCATTACCATTAGATGAACAAGGACAGCCACAAGATGCAGGTTCTCCTGGACCTGACCCTATGCCTCAGGAGGCTGGAGCGTAATGCATTTAACTGGATCTAACGTAGATCTCTCATTTACTGACAAGAGAAAAGCTATGAGTGCGTCGGCTGAACCGGCTACTCATATCCGTGCTCGTAGAGCTACTGCATTTACTGCTAATGCTATTGGAACTACCACGACTTTAGTGGGTGCAAACTCAGCTCCAGGAACTAATGACGCTAATACTGTTAGACGTGGAGATAAGTTTGTTCTCTATAACACTGGTGGAACTTTAAAGCAAGAGACTGTGTTCACTGTTACAGGTATAGCAGTGGCGGGTTCTACTACTGTGACTTTCAGTCCTGCTGCTTCTGGAGCTACCGCTTCAGGTGATGTTGCTAGATACCTTGGTTTTGATAGCTATATAGATGAGCAGAACTTAGATTCAAGATTACTTGCTTTAGGTGCAACTCAGAGCCAAGTTAATCAAATGAATCAAAACGACAAGATCTTTGCTATCCGCACCTTGGACGATCCCGAGTCGATCTAAATGGTAAGTACTCCTAACTATCAGCTTTTTCAACCTGATGACGATGACTTCGTTGATGTTTTCACTCAAATAGATGATAACTTCACGAAGATCGATCAGGATATGAATAGGTATGATATACAGATCTTTACTGCCAGTGGAACCTGGACTAAACCTGCGCGCTGTAAAAGAGTTAGTTTAATTGTTGTTGGTGGTGGAGGTTCAGGAGGAGGAGCGGGAGCTACAGCAGCAGGTCAATCCGCTTCTGGTGGTGGCGGCGGTGGCGGGGGTTATAGTACTAAGCTCTTTTTAGGTACTGATTTATCTGCAACTGAACCAGTAGGAATAGGTGCAGGAGGAGTAGCTGCAACAGCAGGA